GCGTAACAATACTATGCCTGGTTATGTTCTAATTGGAGAGTTTAATTGAATTTGTTTGGATTTGAAATACGTCGTAAAGAACTAGTAAAAAGAAGTCGGGGAGTGTTGTCTACCCCTTCTTCTGATGATGGTTCAACAGTCGTCAATTCTGCCGCAGCGTACTATGGCATGGTAATGGACGTTGAAGGGATCGTTTAAAAATGAAAACGATCTTATTCGACGCTACCGTGAAATTGCCCAGTATGCTGACACAGACGCAGCCATTGAAGACATCGTTAATGAGTCTATTCTTTCTGAAGACGATTCAATCAAATTAGACCTTGATAAAGTAAAAGTATCTGATGCTATCAAAAAGAAGATGCAGGACGAATTTGTAAACGTCTTGCGTCTTTTAAAATTTAGTGATCGTGGTCATGATATTTTCCGTTCGTGGTATATTGACGGACGTTTATATTATCATATTTTACTTGATGAAAATAACCCAAAATTAGGTATTGCTGAACTTCGTTATGTTGATCCACGAAAAATTCGTCGTATCAAAAACGTTGAAAAGACAAAGACTGAAAAGGGTGTAGACATTACTAAAGTTGTAGACGAGTATTATCTCTACAATGATAAGGGTATTACCGAGCAAACGACTCAAGGTGTTAAGTTGACCCTTGACTCAGTTATATACGCTCCTTCTGGTTTGTTTGATGCTAATACTGGTATGATGATGAGTCATCTGCACAAAGCAATCAAGCCAGTTAATCAACTTAAGATGATCGAAGATGCCGTTGTTATCTATCGTATCTCTCGTGCGCCTGAGCGCAGAGTATTCTACGTTGACGTTGGTAACCTGCCAAAACTGAAGGCAGAACAATACGTCAATGATATCATGAACAAGTTCCGCAATAAAGTTGTGTATGACGCAACTACTGGCGAAGTTCGTGATGATCGCAAACATCTATCCATGATGGAAGATTTCTGGATGCCTCGCCGTGAAGGTGGTAAAGGTACAGAAATCACTACGCTTCCAGGTGGCCAAAACCTTGGAGACATTCAAGATATTCAATACTTCCAGCAGAAACTATATCAAGCATTAAACGTACCACTATCACGTTTACAGCAACAGCAAGGTTTCTCTCTTGGTCGTACTACAGAAATTACACGTGATGAAATTAAGTTTAGTAAGTTTATCGCTAGACTACGTAAACGTTTTAACGCATTGTTCTTTGAAGCACTACGTGTTCAGTTAATCGCTAAAGGCATTATCCGTGCCGACGAGTGGGATACTTTACGTCAAGATATGACTTTTATCTATGACATGGACAACCACTTTACTGAATTAAAGAACAACGAGATTCTACTTCAACGCATCCAAATGCTACAGCAAATGGAACCATATATCGGTAAATTTTATTCATCTAAGTTTGTTAAGAAAAATGTTCTTCAACTTACTGATGATGAAATTAAAAATATGGAAAGCGAGATTGAAGAAGATTTACACAGTCAAATGGGTCGTGCTGAATTTGACGGTACTGTTGCTGGCGTTCAACAAACCTCACAGCAGAACTATATTAATCAGTTTAGCCCACAAGACACACAAAATAATCCACAGGAGTAATTATGAGCACAAAAGATTTAATTGACGCAATCTCAACTGGCGACGCTGTTGGCATCGAAAACTCATTTAACGCAGCTATGGCAGAAAAGATTTCTGTTAAGCTAGACGCTATGCGCCAAGACGTAGCACAAAATATGTTTAAGTCAGCTGTTGCTGAACAATCAGTAGAAGCTCCACAAGAATAATGTATTACGGTCAGTTCGTTAAGACGCTAAAGGAATCTGATGTTGTTGATAGCATCAGATCCTATAATCACTTGATTGAAAAGCATCAAGATGGTTCAGTAACAATCAACAACGAATTGACTGAGTTTAATGGTTTAGAAGAAGCCAGAGAATATATTAAAACAAAAATCTTCTCTGAGAAACTAGAAGCGCAAATCTCGAATGATACGTACGAAGAATTGTCTGAAAATACAATCGCACACATCATTAAAGAGCATCACGATATAAAAGTTACAGATACCTTAATCGAATCATATATCGATCTGGCTTCTTCTAAATTATTCACAGTTGACCCTGTGGTTTACGACATACGTAAATTAAACAAATTGGATGTAGTAGTTGAGAATAAGATCCACTACGAACTAAATGATGGCAGCACAGTAGCTATTTCCAAAGGCACGCAGGAAACGCTAAATAAGTTATTACAAACGCATACAGACGTTGTTGAATACATGAGAGAGTCTAAAGAAAACTTTCTGCGTGTTATCGAACAAATAAAGGAATGATAAATGGCAGTCGTTAAAACAATTCTAAAAAATACAGAACAGGAAGCAGTTGTTAAGGTTGCTGGTACTGCCGCTGCCGCAACAATTACATTAGCGACTGATCTACTATCATCACGTCAAGCACTTGATGGTGAAACCCAGACAGTAACTATTGCTGGTTTACAGTGGACTGGCGATACTAATGGTATTATATCAATTGCACGCAATTCTGTTGTAATCACTACGTTACAAGCTAACGCTGGTGGCGCTCTAGAGATGAATGGTCAGACAATGATCCCTGACTCTATTGAAGCAACAAAAGATATTGTAGTTACTATCTCTGGCGCTCAATCTGAGTGCTGGATCCGTTTAAAGAAAGTCAGTGGTTATAAGCCAAAAGTTGAATACGCTTCATTTGGTGCTTATGATGATGAAACTCGTGTTGGTGCTTCTACTACCACTAGCGGTTCACCAGATAAGGTATAAACATGAGACTTATTAAAGAAGTATTCGAAACCACNAACCTAGTTGTCGAGGAAAAACTCGGCAAGGGTAAAACATATTTTATTGAAGGTGTGTTCCTTCAATCTAATCTTAAGAACCGTAACGGTCGTATGTACCCTGANTCTATTATGGANAAAGAAGTACAACGCTACGCCGAAGAATACGTTTCAAAGAATCGTGCCTATGGAGAACTTGGTCATCCAGATACTCCATCAATCAACCTTGACCGTGTATCACATTTGATTGTTGATNTGCGCAAAGAAGGTACGAACTACATTGGTAAGGCAAAGATTNTAGACACTCCAATGGGTCAAATCGCTAAAGGTCTTTTAGACGGTGGCGCTAACCTTGGTGTTTCTAGTCGTGCTCTTGGTAGCCTAAAAACTAACAATGAAGGTGTTCAAATTGTACAAGACGACTTTATGTTGTCAACTGCAGCCGACATCGTTGCCGATCCTTCCGCTCCTGACGCTTTCGTTCGTGGTATNATGGAAAGTAAAGAGTGGGTTTTCGTTGATGGAAAGTTCGTGGAAAAACATATTGACGAAGTTAAGCGTACCATTCGCAATACTTCATCTCGTAGTTTAGAAGAAGCGAAGATTATCGCTTTTCAAAAAGTTTCTGAGTAAAATCAGATAAAATATAAATATTACTAGAACTTATCCAGTTTAGGAGAAAACAGATGTCTATTGAACAAAAAATTGCCCAAAATTCTTGCTGAGTCAAAAGCTGCTGAACAAGCTGCTCTTGCTGAGGAAGAAATCGTTGCTGAGGAAGTAGTGGAAGAAGAAGCTGTTAAGCCAGCTGCTGAAGTTGCTAATCCAGACAACGCTAGGAATAACGTGCAAGACGAGAAGGAAGCCGAAGGCGGTACTTCTAAGAAGCCAAATCGTGCCACTCAAGGTGCCTCTGCTCCAGAAGCAAGTCACATCACTGGTATGAAAGAAGATATTGACGCACTTGTCAATGGTGAAGAACTCTCTGAAGAGTTCAAGCAGAAAGCTGCTACCATTTATGAAGCTGCTGTTATGACTCGTGTGAAGCAAGAAGTTGCTCGCATCGAAGAAGAATATGAAGGAAAACTTGCTGAGCAAGTTGAACAGATTAAAGAGGGTCTTGTTGAACAGGTTGATGGATACCTCGACTACGTTGTCGAGCAGTGGATTGCACAGAATGAAATTGCCCT